ACATTTCACAGCACGAGAATTTCAATGTCATGATCGTTCGCCGCTCCCTAATAGCTTTGATAAAACCATTCAACCTACAATCGAATTCCTTGAACGGTTGCGCGGCTTTATGAATTTCTACATCCACAGCAAGACGAACGTGTGGAAGGATATGGGCCTTCAAGTAGTGTCAGGGTATCGCAACCTTGCATATAATCTGAAGATTGGGAGTACGAAAACAAGCCAGCATGTTGCAGGGACAGCAGCGGATGTTAAGCCGGTTGGCGGTTATAAATATTTCAGCTATCGGCAGTTTTATAAAATGTGCGAGCTTGTCGATAAATCGTTTTCAACCCGAGTTTATAGTCTCGGTCTTTATACTCGATCAAAATTCGTTCACGTCGACAGTCGCAAAAAAGCGGCACGTTGGACGGGCAATTAGAAAGCATAGTAAATTAACATTAACCCTCAAACGAAAGGAAGTATTATTATGGATGAAAACAAACTGAAGGAAATTTTCGATAAAGTAATGCTGATTGTTGCGGACGTTGACCGCGATGGAGACATCGACAGGGATGACATCAAGGGTGGTATCGAACGGATCATGTCGGTCGCCGGGATTGTCATCAAAATAACTCCAACCAAAAAGGACGATGCCGTATTCAATACGATTGTGAAGCCCATCGTCGAGGCTATTCTCGCGGGACTCTAGCCTATAATCTTTTGTGCGCATGGCGGTCTTTCGTGCTTTCTTCCGCCATAAAGACCTGACCCCCTGGGAGCGTACACTCAGGGGGTTGTTTTCTTTCTACCTTTATAGCTACAATCTTTATGACTGCCTGTCTTACCTTCTGGATAAAGCTTACACATCCAAGGCCGATTTTCATATATGAGGCAGCCTTTCTTTTTATCATACATTCTACATTTCCAAACCCAGCTACCATTTTTCTTTTGATATTTAAAATCCATGATAGCATGATATAAAGACCATTCCCAAAACGATGCCATATCGCCGTCCTTAAGAAACTGTATCAATCTTGGGAATATCTCATGTGGCTGGCAATCATGGAAATAAGCATGATTGCAACATCTTCCGCATTTTTTACAAGCTCTTGGCATATACACTCCATTTATAGGGTAAATCGGCGCTCAGTCGTCACCTACGGGGCGTTTAGTCCTTTCGGGGGTCAACTTCTACGAATGAATAGCCACACCGTTTAGAAACGATGTCAGCCGGGATAGCAGGATGAGCCTTGCAGAACGCTGGACGCTGACCATAAATCCCGCATATTGCATATTTGATCTTTTTCCATTTACGTCCGGGGCCGCGACCTTGAACTTTTCGCCATCGAAGATTCGGGCAGTATCGTTGACCGTGTTTTAACTTATCCAAAGTGGCCTTGGTTTCATCTTCCGATAAATTTACGAAAACATGCCGGAAGACGTTATGGATATCGCAACACCGACCGCATCGCTTACATTGTCCGATTCGCTTTATGGTCTGTTTCGTTTCGGTGCTCATTTTTCACCTTTATCATGTTTGTCCCAACAGGCCAATCTGCTTTTCTTGTAACGATCTCCACAACCGGTTAACATCTCATCGCAATAGCTTGGCCGATCACCCTTTTCTGTAATCCGTTCATCGTACTTAGGACAACCTTTTGTTAGTGCATTTTTGAGTCGAGCAATCCGCTCCACAAGACACATATCGGGAAGCCGTGCGTTCATCCAAGTGTCATCAATATTCGGAAATCGATACCGATAAACATAAACATCCTGACCGACGTCCACAATTTGATGTTCAATATTTTGCCCTTGCCAGTGATCTATGATTTGCATTTTTGCCTCGATCCTTCAAGAGTTTTTATTTTCGCATCGATAGCCGCAAGGAATGTTTCCTCGTTGGCCTCTGTACCAGCCGCGATAATTCCTTCGTATGCGCTTATGATTCCAGCTGGGAAGCCGTTATATTCGACGTATACGTGAAATGGTTGGACGGTTATATCTCGCCACTTCTTTGGTTCCCGATGACCATTCGCCGCTATCGTCCAACGGTGGTCGATCTCGCACTCCCAGCAATCGGCATATTGATTTAACGGATGGGCGTTCATAAGGATTGCCATGTCTGCAATCCTCATCATTATTTCCGTCAGTTGATTTTCTTCGTTCGGTTGATTCTCTTCGCTCAGTTGATTTTCTTCGCTCACTTGCTTTCCTTTCGTTTTCTCGTTGCGCCAAGTATCGCTCCCGGCAAATATGGCAGAGTCTAAGAGCCTTCATGTCGCGTTCGTATACCGCGCTTACTTTTAACAATCGGCCTTGAGTTCCACAAAGTGATCGAGCCATCGTTCCGGGGAGCGCATCACAATCACTTATACACCAGTAGTCGGATTCACCGAACGGATTATTTTTCATCTTTAATAGGTTTATAGACTTCATCTTCACTATTCCTGCGCATTCCGGGCGTTTCTTTTTCCTCGAGTATTTTCACCTTATATCTGTCGCCATAGATTTCTTCTTTCAGTTCTTCGTATTCACACCACTGCACTCCAACTTGAAGGGAAGCGGCCCGGATACCATCGAGCATCAAAAGCAACTTTCCTCTCATTTCTTCTGATGCAACATTGTCCATCATTAAAACCTTTTCGGCTTCCATGTCAGCATAATTCGCTGAGTCTGCATCTTCTTGTTTACCGTCCTCTGGCCTATTTCCAGTATCTGTTTTCGCATCGAAAAGGCCGTGTTGTTTTGTACCTTTTGCCATTTGTTCGATTGCAAGACGTTTCATATCATGCAGAAATTTTAAGCTATTCGACATGGAGCACCTTGTCTATTCCAACCCATAGGCCGCCGGGTTTACGTCTGATAAAATCTAAGTGGATATATGGATTTAACGCCAAGTAACCAACGCCTGTTTCAACAGGTGATACCATAAGCTGTGATGGGAATATCTTTTCAGCATTCCATAGCCGCTTAAAGTTCATTACAATGGCAACATCTTTTCCGAGTCGAACCGCCAAAAACGCATGACCACCCGCCGCTGTTATCACGCGGAGCGTTGCTTTTTGTGATGGTTTGACCCCGACCATGAGGTCAAACTTGCGTTTCGGACGTTCCCTGATCTTACATTCCATAAAAAACGTTGTGTGGTGATATACGCCGAGAATATCCGGCAGGGATGACAAGGCAGGGGAGCCGTGAAGCTTCCATGTCGGTGCTGGCCCGACTCCATGAGCACGAGCATAATGCTCGATGCTTTTCATTAGCTGATGTACGAATTTATTTTCTTCTTTCATTTTGTTTTTTCCTTATAACAACTCAAATCCAATCATTATAAATAGAGCTCCTATTATTGGACTTAGAACGCTTAAAAAAGACGCTCCGTAAATCGTTAGGAGGGTGAAGGAGACGATACCGATAATTGCAGCTCCTGCCATAATAAATATTCCGCTTATTAAATTTTCCATGCTTTCTTTTCCTTTCGCTTTTTACTTTTCCTACTGTGGTCTGACCTTTATTGCACAGCATTCCGGGCAGCGTGGCGTCTCGCAAATTCGATACCACGCTTTCCATGTGTTGTTGCATTTCAGACATATCCACATTATTTCTTCTTTGATTTTTTCTTTCATCAGTCAATCCCCCTAATAGTGATACGGTTAAGGGGATTGGTTTATTTTACGCCTTTTTTTCTAACATTTTTTCCATGTTCAATTGTGGCCCCATTGTTTCTTTTGCAACTTCTGGAATATTGGCAGTTGAGCTTTTCATGGTCATGGTATAATTACAGCACACAGGCCAGCCATGACGAAGACAATATCCGAAATCGACGGACGATTCCCGGCCACAATATTTGCATTTTAATGTTGTATTACTCACCTTCTTTTTCCTTTTTAATCCTTCCAGCATAACTTTCAATAATGATTGTTAAGACCTGAACATTCCCATAAGTTGAAGAACGTAGGGTATAGGCTCCAATGGATGAATGTTCTGCTGTTTGTCTTAAATAATTTATTGCGTCGTTGGTTCCGTTGGGCCGACAAGCAAAACAGATAGGTTCGTTATCTTCCATTTTATCATAGAGGTTGGGCCGTGGAAAATTGACGCCACATTTACCGCATGTAATACTTGCAAACATATTTTCTTTTTCCTCTCCCGTTCGCATTTCTTGCCATTTTAATCTGTGTGCGTGGGTCGTTAAATCTGGCTCACCTTCCAAATTTAATTCATCATTATCGAGCGCTTCCCTGAGTACCCTTGCGCGTCCTTTTGAACTTCCCGCCTTGTTACCTTTATGGCACCTGATATATTTTTGTTGTTCGCTATCCCATATATACCACCACTGGTTTCGGTCGTTAAAGGTCATGCCTTTATTTAAAGATAACCAAGAGTTCCATCTTGGCGGGAAAATACGATCAATTATTTCTCCGATGTTCATGCTTTTGCCTCTCAATTTGTAACCTGGGGCAGAGACCCGGATTTAATCAAGATTACCGGGCGATGCTAAATCTTACGAGGCATGTCCCCCCGCTTGATACTTACACCGCTGCCCCAGGCTGTTGGTTGTTAAATTTTACTTACCTTAAAGCCAGCACTTTTCAATGTTGAGAAAAGCAACTCAAGGGATACTGTCTGTTCTTCTCCTCCATCAGTTGAGACGGAAACACTCTTGGGAGAATCGTCATTATATAAGTTAATTTCAACGTATTCACTTTGATCATCGTTGCTTACCCTGTATAGCATATACATTACTCCGTTTTGTTGTAGCCCTGCGGCGACTGAGGCCGCAGGGCTGGCGTTTGATGTTGTTAAATGGATTTACCCTGAATCTTCGGGCCTTTGCTTTTAGACGTCACTGGCTTCTTCTTGTCCGCTGCTTTCTTAGCTGTGACCTTTTCAGTGTTCTTCTTCGCTTCGGCTTTTTCCTTGTCCGTCGCTGGCCGAGTATGCTTTTTGATCTTTTCTGCGTCTGCTTTCTTTTTGTTTTCGTCGTCAATAAGGTCAAGCCCCATTTGCGGTAAACGTTCCGATTCAAGGACGATCCGGTCTACTAAAGCCAAAGAAAGTTCAACCGATTTGATGCGGCTCTCGTTGCCATTTAAATCTGCGTATTCTACCGGCAGAGTATTCGCCTTGACTCTTAGAATGACCTCAACGAACTCATCTTTTTTCGTCACTTTTTCCTTGAACGTCATGCTCCGAAACGTTAAACCAGTGAGCTTGACTTCGCGTTTAATTGTACCCATTTAATCACCTCCTTTCTGTTCTTCTATTGCTTTCTTTCTAACGTCCCTGACTCGTTGGATCAAATCAGGAATGCCCTTTTTCCGGTAGTTACGTTCGAGATCGATCCGGTTGAGATAGTTCGCTACCGGCTCCATGCCATGATCGGTAGTGAATACCCTTAATTCGCGTTCAGGAAAATGCTTTACGGCCCGTCTGATTTTGGCTATGCCTTGCAAGGCTCCCTTGACCTCGATCCAATATGTCTCGCCGGTATGGATATATGATACTTCAAAGTCAAGGGTGTATTGGCTATTCGATTTAAAGGGCTTATCTACTCGCTCATTAAAATCCCAGTGGCCATTGTGCATTTCCTTACGTCCATATCGCCACACGATAGGTACTCCACTTTTGATAAGCGTGTTTAAATATCGAGCGCACTTGACCTCAAGCAACGATCTGAAATACCAGCGACCATGAGCCTTATCCGTGGGTTGTAGATTTTCATCATACCACCCACGGATTGCTCGATATTTTCCCTGTCGTCTGAAGTTGTAAGCCATTGTCTTTTAGAACGGAATGTCATCATCCATTGAGTTATAGCTTCTATTGCCCTGAGAACCTGAATCTGATGGAATATCAGACGCCTGCATCAGTTTTGTGTTGAAGTAGACATTACTTCGAGTCTGTCCGTCTACCTCTTTGCTTTTGATATTGACCTCCAGTATGATGTCTAGCAATTCCGCCAGCCTGGACGGTAACTCAGAGAGCTTATTGAGCTTTATTCCGCAAGTGGCGAGATCGCCTTTTAGGAATTTCATGTTGTCGGCGCTTTGAAGCATGTGGTTCTTGAATACCATACGTTTGATAAATTTGCCACTGATTACACGTAATTGCCATTGAAGCATCAGATTACCGGCCTGGCTTTCATCGATACAAACCTCCTCGACTTTGACCTGATACTTGCCGTTCGGCAATGGGTCGAATTGTCCGGGTTCGGGAGTGTCTGCGTTTTCGTATTCATCATCGAGATCGGCAAGTCGTTCTTCGGTTTCGTTCATTTTGATTTACCTTTCTTTTCGGTTTCGGGCTTTGAGGCCGGTTGCGTAAATGCCCGCGCAAATTCATCAAAGTCCAGCGCGATGGTATCGGGGAGTTTGCCGGTACGGTCACCGGCCTCGTAGTATGGACTGTTTTTGGTTCGCATTACACGGCGGTATCCGTCTGGTTTGCCGTCTTTTAGGATAGGTTCGATGTCGCAATAAAGAATGATGTCTACAAGCGCCACGACGGTCTCGCGTGCTTTGCCGGGAAGTGTAGGCTGAAACCGCGATTGCTTGCCGGTACGGGAGTCTGTTTCGACTTGTACGGCGTGCGAAACGAGATATAGGCCTTGCGGTAGTCGCGCCATTTTGGTAAGCACCCGGTGGAACTCATTGCGTACAAGCGCCCATCCCTTGCCATATCCGAGGTCGCTTTCGTGTTCAACGTTTTTCCCGCCGAGAATATGCTCAGTGCAAAGGCGATATGCGTTGTCTACTGTATCCAGTACGATGGTTTTAAATTTGTGCTCACCTTTGGCAACTTCGGCAAGGGCCTCGAGTAGTTCTGTCCACGAATTGATGGGCACCTTGAATACCTCAAGGTTATTGAGGCCTGGCTCCGTCTCGAAAAACAGGGCGTCCTCGGCATGGGAACACCATGTTGATTTGCCGATCTTAGGTGCCCCGTAAACGAGCACCGATAGATTGGCAATCTCGGCTACTGGTTGTGATTTTTTGTCTGGTAACATTGCTTTCTTTTTCCTTTCTTTTTAAAACGGTTTTTCGGTTTTTGCCAGTTCCTCGTGAGGCTGGCGGATTTCGTACATCGTGTTTAATATATTTGGATTTTCGTTCGAGCTACATAGCGGCAAGTAGGGACAGGGGCGGTTGAAATTGAAACAGTAGCTTGTATTTTGATACCAAGCATTGCGCCGGGTGGCATCGTTTAATTGTTGTGTCAGTTCCCATATTTCGGCCTCGATCATTTTAAGGCGGGTTCCGTCAAGGAAGATAATCTCCCGGTGAAACATACCCTGCTCTTGATATTTTTCCACAAGTCGCGCCTGGAAGTCAGTGTCAGATTCAGGTACTTTGCGAGTTTTTCCGACCTCATATTGTTGTAGGCGCGTCTTGCAAAGTATATTATATAACACTCCACTTATCGGAATGTTTAATTCTTGCGCGATATATTTTGAGTAAATCGTTATTTGAAAGTCCGTCCACAACTTGTCGAGATAATTACCGTCTATTTGTGAGGTTGTTTTGTGTTCGAGCAGATAGTATTCCCCGTCCTGTTTTATGATACCGTCTACTTTGCCTTCGATGTTATATTTAGGGGACATTCTACCTGTAGCAGGATTGATTATTGGTTGTTTAAATGGACGTTCACGCCCTTTAATTTCAAATGGTTCTTGAGCATATTTTTCAGCATATCCGGTTAGCATTGCTGTTGCCAAGTGCCATTCTTTTTTCTGTTTCGGATCGTTGTTACGGTTTGAATATTCATTGTTTAGATAGTTAAATACATGTAAGCAATTCTTATTCCCATGCCAATAATAAAGAGCTTGATGTATTACACTTCCGAAAGCCAAAGCCCTTTCTTTTTTAACTGGTTTGATATGTTTGATGTATTTAAACTGATACATTTTCCGACAGTTGCGAAACATTGACCAACTTGAATAGGTGGTGATTTTCTTTTCCATGTTGCTTTGCCTTTCTGTTTTCTTTTCTGTTTTTAGAGGCCCCGGTCGACGCATTTAGCCTGATATTTTTTCAGTGGTTCCATTAGATTTCACCATCCCTTATCTTCTTGACGACGTAGGCTGGCATAACGAATTCCACCTTTCTTTTTGGTACGCTAAACGTCTCCCAAAATACATCATCCAAGCTGCGTAAAGTAATCCAATGAGAACTCGGCAGAGCTTCGATTACCTCAAGGTATTCGCCCCTATAAAGCGTTATCGTTTGATAGCCGGTAAAGATTGCGTCTTCTAATAATTTTACGATGTCGCCCTTGTTCATAACACCCCTCCAAGCCACATTCCGAACTTGCCAGCCAAAACAAGAAGGCCGGAATATGTTGCTATCCCGATTACAGTTGCGGCCAGAACGAACGGCCAGTTGAAATTTGTTTTCAGGCGCAAGCCGTATTGCTTGAAATCTCCGATCAGCGATACTTTTTCATCCTCGGCACAATAAACAGCGATGACGGTATACTCTTTGCCTTCTTCTAATCCGATGCCGTTGGACCTGCCAGTAATTTTACCCTCCATATTCATTTGCCTCCACTTTCACAATCAATTTATCGAGGATTTGATTTACAAGTTCTTGAGCTCTCTCGGCGTTGTCCTCGGCGGCGTTATTGATCTGGGCGATGGTTCGCGCACAACCATGCACAATACTATGTAAATGACTGGTGTTGTCGTTTGCGATACAATCTTTGCAACGTCTCACCTCGTAATGTTTTGTTATCAGTATACAAAACGGGCATTGATCTATATGTGCAAGTTCTTCACTTTCGCCGTTTATAAGGCCTCCATTGTCGTCGTCGTCAATGGGAATAAAATGAACGCCCTGCCATAGTATGCGCGTCTCTTTGATGGCGTCAAGCCATTGTTGCTTGGTTATCATTTTATCTTCTCGCCCTACCGCTTCTTTTTGTAGGCATGATATAGTAATGGACAAACTCGGTATTTTCTAACAGTTTGTCTAAATGCTTCCTAACTCTTTCAACTGCTCGGTTGGCAAAATCTACTTCAGCATCCCCAATATGTTTTTCTGTTATGTCATCTTCCAACACAGGGAATTCCAATTCTAAATACATTTTCCAAGTTTGTGTCATTATTTCCTCCTCGGTTTGTCGCCCAAGATTTCACCGGGCGAGACGTTGAGCGCTTCGGCAAAGCGCCGGATAGTGTCTTCCATCATGTTCTTTTTAAATCGCTCGTAATCGGATATGGCCGACTGAGCGATGCCGGTCAGGTCTGATAGCTCGCTTTGTTTTATGCCAGCCTTGAGGCGGATTTCGCGGAGGGCGTTCATGCAGGACATTCTCCTTTTACAATTTTAAGATCGTGAAAGTTGCGCCTTAATTTTTTATAAGATTTACGGGCTTTATAAACAGACCTGTAGGAACAAGTCACATTCTCGCGCTCTAATAGATTACCATGAGCGCATAGGGGGCGGCCATTTATGGTAATATGACACACTATTGCTTTCATTTGCTTTGCCTTTCTTTTTGGGGATTAAGGTTTTTCGAGTCCGTGTTCTGGACAATTCCAAGCTAATCGGTGAGTTCCCTTATTAGTTATGTGTAAATCTTTCTGAAAGTTATTTTCAAAGTTCATGTCGTGAATTACACAAACCCAACGACCCGCCTTTTCCTTACAAGACGGCAAGACTTTTAAGTTTTGTTTTCCGATGGAAGTTGTTACGAGGTATGTTTCGCCAACATCAACGGGCGTTATTTTTTCTGCCATTTGCTTTGCCTTTCGTGTTTAGGGTTTCTGTTCGTCGCCTTCTGAGTATTGAATATATACGATAATAGATATGCTGTCAATAGGGTAGGCAGGTTTATTTTGCGAAAAACGCATAATAATTATAATCTTATCGGAATCTGTAATGAAATCAATGGGATAGGATATAGCAGAAAAGCAATAGCCCCGACCGGGGCCGAGGCTATTAACTCAGAAGGTCTGATATGCGGCAAAGCAAAACCAGATAAGAAAACATGATAGCACAAATCGAGAGGATGTCAACCTAGTTCCTTAATATCCATATCAACAGGATGATTTTCATTGTTAAACTTGTTAAGGCTAATATCGTTATGTTCATTTTCTAACCCCCTTTCTGTTTAACATGTCACGAACAGCATAAACAGCCCAGCCACGATAGCCATTAGAACAAGGCCGGTTATAGCTTGTGGCGACCAGCCGATCTCCGCGCCGCAGTGAGGACACGATAAAGCGTCTGACGATATTTCCTTGTTGCAGTCCTTACAGTTTATTGTGGACATTTAATCACCTCCTTTAGATTATTAGCTTCAAAAACTGCCCGTGCAAATCTAGGTGGCGTCTCGCTTCGTTTTTCGGCCCTGTCTGGAGATGGCGGCATTCGATGTATTTTGCCAGTTTCGGTGGGTTCCACCCGGTTTTTGGGTGGCATTATAAATCCGTTGCCTGTCCAAAGGTGGGTTTTTTTCGTCCACGGGTCGCCATAATCACAAGGATCGAAAACATAATCCGGCTTTCGCCAGTAAGTGCTTACTGTGCTGACAGGGTTTTCAATCATATATGGACATTCTAACATTTCTGCAACATCAATGCAAAGCTTAAATAATTCAAGGGCCTCGATTAATTTTCCCAGACCTTTATCCTTAAACCATCTTGCTCCACTCACCGCAACATCAGTACATGGTGGAAAAAAGAAAGCTATTGCCGCCTCATGTTTATGCCCAGCTACAAAATCATGCCAATTATGTCGTCTGACATCACAGCCTATTTTTCCTATCTTTCCATCATTGGTATAACCACTTGGATGTTTTTTATCAAAACACATTGCCCAATAACCGGCTTCAATCCACGGTTTTACCATAATTGTCGAATAATCAAAAACACTTAGAATCATCATTTTTTTATTCCTTTCTTACTCGTTCCTTCATCTCGCCCAACTTCTTGGTTTGCAGGATTAACTTTTTAGGTTTGCGTGGGGGCATGGTTATCCTTCCATCTCGTTATGAATCATTATAGGGCGTCGCCATTTTCTAGCTAGACGACCCCATTCAGACGCTGGCAATTTAGAATCATCTTCGCCACGATATACCATCGCATACGGCAAAAATCCGCACTCGTAAATAAATTTCAATCTATCCTCTGCATCTTTTAAATTATCGCCCGGAATACCAATCAAAACATAACATCGTTTCTTACGACGATCTAACCATGAAAGCCACTTACTTGCTTTCATCATTCGCTCTGCAATTTTTGCGTCATCGAATGAAAAGAAAAGCTCTCTAATTTTCAAAGCGCTCAATTGGTTAATTGTCCATTCATTCAATAGGCGAATATCTAACCCCCCCGAAAACGTGACTTGACGCTTTTGTTCTCGTAGCATTTTAAATACTTTCATCTGATGACTTTTCGGCGTTGCTAAGAAATTATTATCTTGAACAATCCAACCACCATTAATCGAGATCGTTTGTATTTCGCCTTCCATTTTTGGCACCCTGCAAAACCAACAGTGTCGTGGACAACCACGGGAGGTTATCGTTATACCTTTTTTTAAATATAATCCGGGCGTAAATTCATTGGCGAGTGAATTAAAAGCAGGGCCACCCAGCTTTGTAGGTAGAAACATTCCCCAAAATTTAGCCAACCTTTCACCCTCTGCTCGATCCCATGTGAAAGTAACGGATACGTGAGCCTCGTTGGCCTCTGGGATCCATGCCGGGAATGGTGGATTACCAATAAATACCATCTCGTCGTCGGGTGTATGAGATGTTCTTTGAGGGAAGACGCGAATTATCTCCATCTCAACTAAACTCCTCTCTGGTTTTTGCCGTCTATGTAGGAGAATTAACAGCTTTCCTTACAAGGGCAAGTGCCATTGTATGTATTGCGCAAATACCATTTTTCTTGTCTGCGACAACCCACCATGCACAATCTTTTTTGAGGCAATCTTGGAAATTTTCATAAGTTAGGTTTATGCCGCCATCTTGACTTTCGTGATATTCATAGTTAGTTAATTTCGTCAACGGACATTTCATAATTAATCCTTTCTTTTTAACTAAATTCTTCCCGTGTTTTTGCCGTCCATTCGCTCAAGGCCCAAAAATTTGTAGCGTTGTTATACTCTGTTTTCTTCAAGCGACTGATAACTTTGTGCGACGTCAAATCATATAACGAACGACGGACGGTGGACGTTGGAAGGTCTACAGCCTCGGCAACTTCCCGGGTGGACATCTCGACATTATTCTTGCTTTTTACGAGAGCCTCGAGGCACTCATAGCGAATCTTCGGCATACTGTTACTCCCGATGCGCCGCAAGAGCTTCCATGCTTCGGTATCCGAAATTCCAAGAACTTGCATCGCGGTATAAATCAGAGCGAAGACTTTAACCAGTCGCGTCGGCCCTTCGGTTCCGGGCTTCATTATCACTTCATGCGTTCGAGGATCGCGGCCCGAAGGACTCCGACAGTGCGCAGTGAATCGAGCCAGGGCGTTAATCCGTCGGCGTTCATCGGCGTCCAGCTTAACGCGCCGATCTTTCACGTCCAGGTTATCTATCAAGCCCCGGATTTTCTTTATGGCGTCTTCACGCATGTTCGTCTCGTTCCCGATGCTCTGTAGGGCGTAGTCGGCACGTTCTTTTTCTTCGCGCTCGGATACCCTATAAAACACAAAGCGCTCGCCCAGCGTCGCCATGACGCCATGATGACGGTCTATTGAGTCGGTTGTCGCGCCGATAATGCCGATCTTGCCCTTCCATTCGATCACCTGGCCGCCATCTGTCCCGACGATCCTTGACCAATGACCGTCGTATATCTCCCGGAGCGCCGCAAGCACGGGGGCGCGAGATTCCATATTCATAGATAAAATCGAACCAAAATCCTTCAGGATGATTATACCGAAATCTCCCAATTCACGTAACAGCCCATCGTTGGCGTTCTTCGCTCGATCCCGCCTCGATCCGGCTGGCAGCAATCCAGCTTCGGTTATTGTCGAGACCACCCGCGCTTCCCATAGCCCACCGATGGGCTCGATAATTTCTGTCTTACCAACACTCGGCGGCGCAACCACCATCAACCATACCGGGTCACCCTTCATAAAATTTGCCACAATTACCGCCAGCGAAATCTTTATCGCCGAATCGTCTGTAAAATATAAATACTTTTTAAAAGCTTGGATAACATCATCGAGCGTGGCGGGTGGTGCTGGCGGCCCCTTGCTTTTAACTGGCGTCGATGGCCTATCGTTCTGGCGTTTTGTATGCTCGATCTTCACGGCCTTGGAAATGTCATTCAGATTTAATTTAGGGCAATTATCTTTCAATTGGGATTTCGCTATTCCATAATCGGAGGCATCCATTCTCGAAAGAACATCGACTACACCGAAGGCAGCTTTTACGGTTCCAGCTTCAACCGCAGCTATTAACCTTTCGGAATCGTTTTTCGGTTCGGCCTTAAAAACATATCCAGCGGTCGCTTCAACGAGTGCCGTAAGTTCTTCCGAGGTTCCACCCCTATCGAGCCAATCCGATATGTCACCATGTTCGGCAACCGGCAACTCGAGGATTTTAACGCTTAATGCCACATCGTAAATCGAGACCGCAATATCCGAAGCGTGGGCAAGTCCGGCCTTGTCCCGGTCAGGAATTATCACAACATCCCGATCCTTGAGCCACATGGAATATTGATCGCGCCATTTGCCAGCACCCATCGGGTTCGTTGTGGCCGTCAAATTAAGGCTAATAAGCCTGTCAGCGTCCTTCTCGCCCTCGACAATATAAATCAGGTCTGTTGATGCCAGAAGCTCAGAAAGGCGGTAGAGAATGGGCCTGACGCCCTTTAATGACCATATCCAGTCGCCATTACCATCAGGTCGGCGCTGGCTAAAGTCCTTATTATCGAACCTGACGGTCTGGTGCTTTAATTTTCCCTCAGCATCAAGGTAATCATAAAGAGCTATAATTTTCTTTTTGCCGCGCTTAACGTACAAGTCGGCGGGTTTCATTCCAAGTCGTTCGACGACGTCTTCAAATCGACAACCGGCATGGCAAAATAAAACCACCCGGTCGTTGTGTTTACCAACGCTAACCGATAGGCTTGACTTGTCGTCTTTATGGGCAGGACATCTCGCCAGAAATGAGTTGTCTTTTCCCGCGATGACTTTTTCCAACTTGGCCTTTACCGCTGATAAAATCTGATTGCTGGTTTGCATTTATTTATCTCGCGCATTTTTAGGATTGATAGATTGCTTACCTATCCATCTTTCGAGGTCGTCCGTTGAATAACGTACTGCGCCACCCACCTTTAAATAAGGCGGCCCCCGTCCCGTACTACGCAAGACGTTTAATGTGTTCGGGGAGATGTTCAGAATTTTTGCTGCCTCTTCATTTTTTAATAGCTTATCCATCGTCTGCCCATTCACAGTCACAACAGCCCGAAGATATATCGGAGTCTTGCTCACGTTCTTTGCAGTCAAAGTCTGCAACTGCCCGACATCCCTTACGAGTTACGCTCGCACCCACAAGACCACAATCATGCCGCTCTTCTTTGTCATCATTCATCTTTTATTCCTTCCTTTTTAATCGCCGCCAGTGCAACGGCGTGGCGGTATGGTTCATCTGTTTCTATTCCCTCAACTAACAACTTAAATTTATCCTTGCCAATTTGTATCCAGTTGACGTCAATCATGTATTTAATTTGCAACCCTAAAATATAGCCAGCGTCGGCCAGGTAGTTGGGGTGCAGGTTTTCGGGCATACCCAGTTTATCTTCGTAAAAATATTCGTCACACTCTAGACAGCTATATCCATGCACCCTTGATTTCTCTAACAGGTCATGCACACATTTCTTTTCCACTTTTTCACGCAGGTCGCGGTTGATTTGTTCGGCGTCAGTCATTGTCTATCCACTCCCTTCCTTTTTCAAATGCATCAACCTGATCCATAGTTAAATCCTTTCCCAGAAAACCCTTTAATCGATCCACGTACCGGCTTACCCCATTTACATGCCAACCAGCAGTCACACGAGAAGCCCTTAATAATGATTCCCTTAAAATTTTATTTTCTCGTCTTAATTTAATTATTTCAGTCATTGGATGGCTCCTTTTTTGTTTCGCGGAAATGTCTGAGAATGCACTCATTGCATATCATATTTATACGTTGTTCCTCGGGAAAGGCACAATATTCTCTACCTATTGGGCATAGGTCGTCACATTCTATCCAATCAGCCGCCCTTTCCAGCGCCTTTGTTTCGGCAAATCGAAGCGCACGCTCGGAGCGGAGGGCTTTGATAAGAGATTCAACATCTGAAGTTTTTAGGATTATCGCACCTTCGTTGTGCTTTAATCTTATCTCAATCTTCACCATTTCTTTTTCATCCATCTTCCAGCATCCTCGCTTTCTTGAGAGAATTTTCAAGCGCCATCCAATCAAGCACGTCGATTTCTGCGCCAGCTTGCCAATTCACATACAGAGCAAGCCCGTCTTTCGCCACATCCTCAAGCTCCTGGACGCGGGTGGCAAGATGTTCACGTTCATCGTCTCTGAGTCTTCCAACTGGCTCTTTTAATTTCTGGACAAGGAACGAGCTTTCAAGCATTACCGTACATGGCTGTTCATTTTCAACAGAAACTGCGATACTATCCTCACCTCGTATTTCAAGGACAATCGCTTTCTGCCCGTACTCGAAAGAACCTTGATTCTCGATTTGCACATAATCACCGCGCTTTAATTCAACCTCGTGCATATCTCTTGTTGTCACTTTATCATCGCTCATAATTCACCCTTCATTTTCGTCAAGACAGTTATCACATATACCGCTATGTCCACAACCGTCACAGTAGAGTTGTCCACAAAGATCACAAACATGTCCCCGTGGGTTGCCATCTTCTATTATGTAAACTGGCGTAAAGCATATATAACACATTAGCCCATCAATGTTGTTAATATCCATAATTCACCCTTCCTTTTCCGGCGTTATCGTTACCGGGAGGCAGCGGTAGCCGCGATTGTAATAATACTCCCATGAATCTAACGTCGTTTTGTCTGGCAAACACATATATTGCTTAGCTCTGTATTCATTTTCTGCAATGGCATATGGCACCATATTTCCCTTCTCATCATACACCGCCCACGCTTTTGCTGGTTTTGGGGTTGTCATCTTATTCATCGGTTAAGAACTCCAAGTTTCTTTTAGGAAACATTCCTATTGTTTCTTTCTGGAGAGGCTTACTTTTATATCGGACATGAAACCATTGCTCTCCGTTTGCACGAAATGAACCAACAAGAACTCCTATCTGATCCTTACACAAATAGCCCATGTCTTTGATTTTCACTTTTTGGATCAATCCTTTGCCGCCGGCCATATCTTACCTCACTTTCTTCATCGGTTAAGAATATATAAGAATCTATAAAAAGTCAACAAACTTATTAAATATCCTGTACGGGATAATACCATATATTACACAAGTATCTAATTCCTAACGCTAAAATATCTTCAAAATAATATTTATACCCTAATGTTTTGCTTTTCCGATATAACACAGGGGGTATACCCACCTTATACCTAGTACCCTTACCTTTTAGGGTGTGCTTCTTAATAAGTGCTTGTAAGTATCTAATATATCTAATCTCAGGGTATAAGGTAGGTACATAGTAACTTATTTATGGGAACAGCTTTTTCCCTTGACATTTTGACCCGATTCACGTATATGTCCCGATTTGAGGATTTGACAACGCCTAAGAAAATAGACATCTTTTAAGCGTGGCCGGCAAACCTCATGACGGAAAATACAATTCGAAAAAAGCTGACAAGCTGATTGAGTACCTGAAACTTGGTATCGATATTAACGAGGCGTGTGCGCTCGTTGAAATTAATAAGGGGACATATTATAACTGGCTAAAGAAGCACGAAGGTTTCAACTCTCGCGCGGGCGCGGCACGTGCTAATATGGAAGCGCGGTATTTAGCGATTATTGCAAAAGCCGCGCAAGGGGATGGAAAAATAAAACCTGACGTGAAGGCGGCTATGTGGGCGCTCGAAAAAGGATTCCCTGGCAAATACGGTTATCAGGCCCGATTGAAACTTGAGGCCGAAGTAAAATCAACTCTCGACTTTACAAACGAACAACTCACCACAATAGCCAAGCGGTTCTTTGATCGGAAGAAAAAGAAATAATGCAAGCCGTCGCCATATCGGATGATAGATTACATCCAGTCATTGACGACGATAAACTCCTCGGAATGTTTCTCGTCAGCGAAGCCGTAGAATCCCCGGACGCCTTTATTGAAATAGCCTTATCCGATGAATGCAATGATCTGATTGTTCAGGGTGACCTCCACCTTGACATGCAGGAATTTATCACAATAAATAAAAGGGGTGTCGTTGAATATCCGCGCGAGCATGGGAAGACTACTCAAATGATCGGACGAATAGCCTGGGAAATTGGTAAGAATCCAAACATTAGAATTAAGGTCGTGTCAGCTTCGGATAATATCGCCACGGCGAGAGGTGGGGCTGTCCGGCGTTTGATGGAAACGGAGCTTTATCAGAGTATCTTCCCGCACATTGAACAGGGTTATACATGGACAGACGGCAAGCTGACGGTCAAGCGCGACGTTATTACGCCGGATGGCACCCTTGAGTGTTACGGTATTCGATCAGCGGCCACTGGTGGTCGGGCCGATTTACTTTTCCTCGATGACCCCGACGACGAAGAAGTTGTGTATTCAGATACAATCCGACAGCGCAACGTTGACCGGGTGGATAACGTCTGGTTGAATCTTCTCACCCCGACCGGGCGAGCCTATCTGCTTTGCACCCCCTGGCATGGAAGTGATATTGCTCATTCACGAATTGCGGCAGGGTGGCCGTTGCTTCGATTTGAGATTAAAGACATGGTTCCAGTGTGGCCGGAACGTTGGGACACTGAATCGTTGATCGAGAAGAAAAAAGACATTGGCGGTATTCCTTTCGCGCGTGGGTTCGAGTTAGTCGTTATCTCCTCAACCGACGCTGTGATAAAGGGAGTGTGGTTTAAATATTGGAATGAATTACCGAAGATGGTTAAGCTGGCATTTGGGGTTGACCTTGCTATCAGTTCAAAGAAGGCTGCGGACTATACCGCGATCGGATTGTTTGGTTCAGACGTAAAGGGTGGAATATATCTCATTTCGTTTATTCGAGAGCATATTGATTTCCCGGCAACCTTAACGAAGATCGTGGCGATGGCTGAAAGCGCCCAAGAACAGTTTGGCTTGACTCCGACGATTGGAATTGAAGCGACCGCATATCAGCAGGCCGTTCCGCAAACGATGAAAAAGGGTTCACGGTTTCCGATCCGAGCGTTGACCGCCGAAAAGAATAAACATTGGCGAGCAGAACGCGCTGGGATTCACGCCGAGAATGGCCGGGTCTATTTACGAGGCAATGGTAACGGTGGAGTCCATTCCGAACAGCAAATTGTATATGATGAATGTGTGCAATTTCCGGGCGCGGCCCATGATGACACAGTGGACATGCTCGGCTATGGGATTGAAATGCTCGTCATGCGACGAGCCAAAATACACGTAGGTAGAAGGAGTACAAAGAATGAGTAAGCACTTTGATAAATTGAGGGCGAAACCTAACAAGACGAAGGCCGAAAAGATTATCGTCGCCACAGTTCTGGCGAACCGGGCCGGGGAGAAACTCGATCCGAAAGATATTGAAAGCATCCCGGACGATGCTGAAGATGTCGAGGAAACCGAGACCGTTGGAGAACCCGATGAGAAACCTGAGCCCGAGCCCGAGCCCGAGCCTGAAAAGGAATCTTCGGAAAACGCATATAAACCATCCAATCATAAACCGAAAAAGAAGAGCAAACGGAATAAGTAAATGGCCAAAAAGCTAATAGCTATCACGACGAAGCGCGGTCACGTCGTTCGAATAAGCGCATTAAACGGCTACGCCACTAAAGAGGGATCGAAAGAAATACCACCGGACAGGTATGCCGCGCAATATGGTAACATGTCGCTTGTCGAACCGATCTACAACCCGGAAGCGTTGGGACGGCTATTAGAACTCAATACATTCCATGCGCGGTGTGTTGGCGTGAAATCCTCGGATATGGTCGGGCTCGGTTATGGCCTGACTCCGTTAGTTGATGCGCCGAGCGATGAGCAAAAGGCAAGGGTGGAGATGTTGTTCAAGAATGGTATTCATGATATATCGTTCGAAGACATGCTCTTAAAGTTAGCCAACGATTATTGGTCAGTTGGGGATGCATACATGGAAGTCGTTCGAGAAGACAGTGACCCTGGCGGCTTACCCGTATTATTAAATCACATACCAGCACACACGATGCGTATTCATATATCGAATAAATTGTACGTTCAACAGCGAAACGCTCTGTTTGTTTGGTTCAAACAATATGGACTGGAAAAAGATGTCGATTTCGAGACGGGCGAGCAATTCGAATTGTACAGCTTGCCACGCGACCAACGCGCCTCGGAGATAATCCCCTTCAAGCTGTATAACGCCAGGTCAGATTATTATGGGTTGGCGCCGATCATCCCAGCACTGGGAGCCGTTACTGGGATGCAAGGGTTGAGGGACTACAACCTGAATTTCTTCGAGACGTTCGGCGTTCCTGCGTATGCGGTTTACATCACCGGTGATTATGAACTTGGCGACCTGATAGACGACGATGGAATCACTGAAGGCGATGAGGGCTACGATTCAACGACCGGGGAGTATGTCATTGTCAGGATGGTTAAAGATCACCTCGAGGCTATCAAGAATAATCCACAATCGCCCTTGATTCTTGCCATTCCATCGGCGACTGAGGGTGCTCCGGGAGTTCCGCCTGGAAAAGTGGAAGTCACTTTCGAGAAGCTGGCGACCGAGGTTAAAGAAGCATCATTCAGGATGTATCGCAAGGACATGAAAGACGAAATCCTAGTTGCTCATGGCATTCCGCCGTATCGGATCGGGATAGCCGAGGTGGGCGCACTCGGCGGGAATTTCGCAGTTGAGAGCACGAAGATATACAAGTCTTCAGTTGTGCGTCCGGGGCAACGTGTCTTTGCAACTCCGATCAATGAATTGATATTGCAGGATGGATTACAGGTTACCGACTGGCAATTTTATTTCGAGGAAATCGACACGACCGATGAAAAGCACGATATGGAAATCGCCGATAACTTATTTAAGAAGGGTTCGATGACCCCGAACCAGCTTATCCAATATTTCGGTAAGCGATTTGGTATCAGTATAATCGAAGATCCAAGCGGTGATTTACATTACATGCCGTCTGGCAATGAGCCGATGGAAACGCAACAATTGAGCAACCAGGCCATGTTGAGTGCGGTCAAGGAATTTATGGACAGGCTTATGCACATCAGTATAAAGGATCGAGCTAAAGATGCCTAGAATGCTTGAAGATATGATTCGGGAATGTTCGGTCTTCTTGGCAATGAAAGCTGTAGACCCGACCGCCTCAGTCGAAACGGCGTTGGAGCGCAAGCTGGCCGGATTGTTTAATAAGGTTATTCGCGAGACACTAACAAGGCTGCAAGACGCTAATACCTCGAACGATCCGGCCAGCGTAACGCGAGCCTTTCAGATTGTAGAAAGAGATTGGGCGAGAACGGTTGCCGAGGTTGTTTTGGCGGCCCCGGAAATCAAAGTCAATTCGGCAGCGACTCAAAGCATTATCGATCATGTGTTTGAGGCATCTCAGAAAACCCTAGCACGAATGCGTTCAACAGTGATGGACGTTATCGCCGAGGGGACAGCCCAGGGCGACGGCATTAAAACGATAGCTCGAAGCCTTCGGGATGTTTCCGATGGGATGAAAAAGTATGAGTTGAATCGGGTTGCCCGTACGGAAGTTAAGGGCGCTTATGGCGACTCAAACTTCGCTCAACAGCAACAGGCTGGGATTCAATATACCCAATGGGTTGCCGCTGGCGACGACCGTGTGCGCGACTCTCATCTTGAGCAAAATGGTCTTATCGTTCGATTGGGTGACACGTTCCCCAACGAATTGAAATATCCCGGTGACCGAAGCGGCGACCTTGAGGAGTGGATAAATTGCCGGTGCGTTGGGGTATCATTTATCATGCCGCGCGGTTTTATGGCCCCGGTGGGGAAGCCGTCATTTTATGAAGACGAAATTGTCTCGATAGCAGAGGCAGCGTAACGATGCAGTGTAAAGGAGTGAACTAATGGAAGAGTATTTACTGGCCGAAGCGCTTTTAAGAAATCCTGACTTGAACATGAAAAGCGTGGAGGAGATTATAGACGCTTACGAAAATTGGGGAGGTAGCCATGAGGAGTTCGTGGCCGAGCTTTCATGCAAAGCAGAGATTCATTCCGTTGAGGCACTCGGCAAATGGTTAAAGCCGAAAGAAAAAGAAGAGGATGAACCGGCCCCGAAAGCGGAAAAGGACTGGACGAATAAATGCGAAATCGTCGGGCCGATAGTTATCAAGAACGATGAAAAGCGAATCGCTACGGCGCCGGTACTTGTTCCAGGTGAAGAAGACACGGACGGCGAAACGGTTACGAAAGAACGGGTGGAAGACGTCGCCCTTGAGTTCATGGAACATTATCAAATCATTGATGTCGGTCATTCATTTAACAAGATCGGCGTCCCGGTTGAATCATGGCTCACTCGGAAACAAGAGCAATTTGGGGATGTGGTTATACCCGAGGGCACCTGGATGATGACGGTCAAGGTGAACGACGATGAGGCATGGGCAGGAATTAAAGACGGAACGTACAAGGGATTCTCGATCACTGCTGTTAAGCGTGCGGAAATTGAAAACGCGATGAAGGCGAATAAATCTATTGCATTGAAGGGGAAGACCTTGCTGAAAGACTTAGGCGACGACTGGGTAGTTGGCACCGTTGCCGTGGTTGAAGGCCCGGCAGTCCTGAAATCGAAATGGATTGCCATTAAATCGGGCAGGGTGCGCGTTGGTTTGAAGGAATGGTTCAAGAGTCGCTTCGGAAATAATGAAGATAAAACATCAAACAAAAATGAAACGGAGGAATTAGAAATGGATGAAGCTAAATTAACAGAGGTAATCGGCGCCGCTGTCAAGCAGAGTGCAGAGGAAATAATGGCGTTGCTCAAGGAAATGGACGGGCGGCTTACCAAGCTGGAATCAACGGGTAAAGACGAAGACCCGGTCGTCGATCCTGAAGCCTTGAAAGACAAGGACAAAGACACCTCGAAAAAAGACGGCCTCGATTTGAGCATTCCGATTGCCGAGGCAAAAGGTGAACTGTTGGCACTATACGAAAAACCGAAAGCGGAAATCGAAAACAAAAAGGAACACGACGAAGCTATCCTGACAGTGAAAAACCGTATCGGTGTTATGGAAGGTCTCGTTATGACCGACAAGGTCGACGACGACGACAAAGACGCCGCCACAGTCGCGGACGCCCTGAAGGCGAAGAAGGCAGCCACCAAGAGCCGGGAGATTTCCGGGCAGGACGGTGCAACCGACGCCGTAGCAGTACCGGCTAAGGACGATATCCAGCGAGACATTAACGGCTGCGTGATAAATTAATCACGACGAAAAAAAAGAGTAAAGGAGTAATAGACAATGTTACCAAGACGAACAAATGAACAACTACTTGCCGACCTTGATTCTGCGATGAAGGCGGCAATAACCACAACCACGGCAGGGACATCAATACTGAATCCAACTCAGTTTGAGCGCTATGTTCAGGCCATGCAAAAAGACGCGAACATTCTCGCGATGGCGCGACAGACAGTAATGACAACCAACATTTACGACATTAACAAGGTCGGCTTTTCAGCCCGGATAATGGGAGCGCCGGTCACCGAAGGAACCGAGCGAGATGTCGCCACTTACGGTGTCGCCCCGGTATTCAGCAAGGTTCGCCTGACCGCCGTTGAGACTCAGGGTGTTGTCGGAATCACAGACAAGCTGTTGAGACGCGCGGTGGAAAAAGGTAATTTCGAGAACTCTCTGGTATCGATGATCGGATCGCAGTCCGGTGTTGACATCGAAGACCTTGGACTGAACGGCGTTTCCGGTCATGCCACCGATACGTTCCTTGCCCTGCTCGATGGCTGGTTGGTTAAGGCCGGTCGGTACGCGCAGGAATTGACGAACGAGAATGTTTCCAGCACGTTCGCAACCATCGCCGCGCAAGTAACCAGAACCTTCGATCACGGTCAGGAAGGCGTCCCGATCAAGCCGGGAACTTACACCCTAGTATATGACGCTGGCCTTGTGGCCCATGATGACGGTTCAGGTGTGATTGTTGAAGACAATGCTTCAACCGTCGCAGGGACAATCGATTACGAAAGTGGTCATTTGAACCTGACAACCGCAGTCGCGGAAAAGACCTACACCTACGACTACGATGTCCTGAGCTTCGATCTTACCGCCGAGGACTACCCCGAAAACATGTTCGAGAGCATGTTGATTGCGGTGCCGAAACTATATTTCAGGAATCCTGGCGAGTTCAAGTTCCTCGTTCCGTGGGCAATCGAAAACACATACCGCACGCTGTTGAAGGCTCGCGGTACATCCCTCGGCGACGAAGCACAAACCAAGTCGGGCGGATTGGCTTATAAGGGCGTTCCCCTGCAAGTCAACCAGAACATGCCTAACGATCGGTCGCTCTTGACGCATCCCAACAACATGTTGTACGGCATCTTCCACGAAATCCAGCTGGAGCGTGAACGTGCTGCCCTGACGAAAATGAACAACTTTATCGTCAACACCGAAGTGGCGTTCGACTTTGAAGAGGACGAAGCCGCCGTCGTTGCTATCATCGTAGCGTAAAACAACAACCAATGTTGCGGCCGGGAATGTAACGGCCGCAACAAATAAAACTCAAGGAGTAAAGAAAATATGAAACGCTTTCTAACCCAAAAACTTACGCCGGTTATGACAATCCTGCTGATACTGCTTTTCGTGTCTTCGGCCTATGCAACTTTCGCGCTGGGGACGAAGTTGCGAGTGCGAGTAACTACCAACGTGAATCAGTGGGTACAGTCTGTATCCGATTTAACAAGCGTACAGACGATCTTCGCTGGACATTCAATCGCAAACTGTAAACGTGTTTTAATCTCAGTGGATAATACCTCCGCAAATTATCTCACGGATTTAGACATCCGGTTGAGTGATGATAACAACAACATGGCAGATTCTTATGATATTGTAGGGGGTGTATCTTCCGGCGCTTTTCTTAATACCGGTTGGAGTGATTGCACCGTAACCTTGGCGGCGACTACAAAATGCTATGCACTCTTGCCGTCTAACTCTGGATTCACGCACGTTGATTTAACTGCTGCAGCGACGACAGTTGCAACAATCACAACGGAACTGAATTGCTGGCGATAAATTGATGTGGGGAGCCTCACGGCTCCCCACGCCTTAAAGGATAAAAGAATGGCAGTATACACATACGGATCGGGCGGGACTTATGCTTCACCACAAGCGGCGGTAGACGCATTATTTGTTGATGTCAGCACTAATACATTTACCGAGCCTCATTATATCCGTGGAATGGCTGGAACCTATGATGTTGAATCGGGCGAGATATTCGTTGTCGATCTTCCGGAATTATCTCCGACATCTGCCTTTCAATTAATTTTTGATTGTGATGGAATTGTAAAATGGCGCGGTGCGAATAAAGCCACACATGAATTATGCTTGCTGGCTGGAGTTGAATATGTTTTATTTTCTTGCATTCAATTCATCGGTCAGGTTCTTAATGTTGTTAATAATTCGGTTGGAAACGAAGAGGGAGTAACTTTCGAGGATTGTCAAATTGGTAATATCGAATCACCGGAGGATACTGATGTTGTGCATCTTTGCAACCTTGATAAATTAACTCAACTTGCGGTGATTCGTTCTATTATTGTCACCGAGGGTAAGGCCATCTATATGGATAATTCATCGAATGATGGCGCTATTATTATTTCGATAGTCAATTCAGTTATCCAAACGCTTGACAGCCATTGCGTTGAGAACAAGCAAAGTCTTGTGACAGCTTTAATATATCTGCATTCAACTTTCATTGCTGAGAATGGAGCGAATTATTTTGACGTGCAAGCTTCGCCCGGTGGGGCTTTACTTTATGCTTTAATAAATTGTATTTTTAAAACAACGAATAGTACCGATGCTTGTGTCGCATTTACGAGCCTTCCACAATTCGTTGCAAATCCATTATCGAGTGATTATAATTGCTTTAATCCTGCGACTGCTGGTGCGCTTATAAGTCTATTAAATGGTGCGGCTGTTTACGACCTCGAAGCTGTGCAAGAAAATACGAACACGAATTTCAATTCTTTCGAAGATGATCCGTTGTTAAATGATGATTGGACTTTACAAGCTGACAGTCCTTGTATCGGGACAGGAACGTATATCGCTGGCGCTGATGCGAATGGTGTTCCTCGAACTTTGCAAGACATCGACATTGGAGCGATTCAGATTTCAACGAGTGGTTATTGCACTCTGGCTCAAGTTCTGGCAGTGATTAAAGTTGATCCGGTGGACATCGGAAAAGATAGTATTGTCGAAAGGAATGCCGCGATACAAAATTGGATCGTCGAGATGTCTGCTTTGATCGATGATTATTGTGGACAGAGTTGGACGGAGGCGACCGTTCCTCGATCTATAGCGAACACATGCGCTAGGATGGTTGCGAACTTTATTGTTGCGGTAATACAAAGAAATAAATCTCCCATCGTAAAAGTGGGAGAATATACAATACGAAATGCTTCGGATAAAATCTTTACTGATGACATTAAACTTGTGTTGGCTCAAAATTACAAAAAGCGGCCATTGGGTATTGCGATGGGTTCGTTAGACCCGGATAAATACGATGAGTAAATTAGTAGAAAATGAATTTCTCTCCATTGATATTATGGGGATGGAATCGATACCGAAAGATGCTGTGGAGATAATCGATTATGCTATCACATTGACGGGGCTGGCATTACAACCTCAAATAGTAATAGAGGAACCAATCGATCAGGGTTTCTTGCGGGAATCAACACAATTGCCAAGAGTCGTTGACCAATTTGAGCGAGTTATCGAGATCGAGGCGAACTATTGGCGACCTGTTCATTTCGGTGTTCGTGGTACAAACAGAAAACCCAACCCGTTCATTGATCGAGCGATTGCTACAGTAGAGCCACGGATCGAAGAGTTTGTTCAAATTGCGATAGACGAGGTAATAAGATAATGCAGACATGGGAACGAATGGCATTGATCGAAGCTGAAATTGGTAAAGTTTTAATGGCCGCCGATCTCGGAATTAAGATCAATGGGATTATTTTCGGTGCAAAGCTCCGATCTGGCAGCGTTAATCCGCCACAAATATGGGTACGTCCAGTTGCAACGCCAATAGACGATGAGACGATGGGGCTCAGTGAATATTGGCGTTCACGATATGTTGTTATTGGAATGGTGAAAGACTTAAATCCAACCAAGGGATTTAATTTAGCCCGGGAACTTGCCTTGAAAGCAAGTGCTGAATTTGTTAAAACTTCCGACGCACGGCATCTTAATAATTTGTGCGATGACATTGTTCGCACCGGCTTAATTCCGGTTTATGATAATATCACTGACGATGGCGCTATTCATGGCGCTGGCGTTTCAATAGAAATTAGATTCGATACAAAGGAGGCATAAAATGTCAATACGAAGATACTTCGGCCCCGCACTGGAATTGGTCTTTGGCACACAGCGAATAGCTCGATTCCATGAAAACGTAACGGCTCCAGGGATGGACAGTCCCGCCGAGCCATTTATCAACTATGAAGGTGGCATCGGACGTGCACCCACACGGTTCGTTCCCGGCGTCTATATCAGCGCAGGGGCACCTGAAATGGCGGTGGGCGTGTCAACCCTCTGGTACTGGTTGATGCTCGCCCTGGGCAGCCTGACGACCGATACGGACATCGCAGCGTCCAGCGTTACGGATGTTGATGACGAAGCGCTCGGTTCAACCGATGCGGACGGGGATATATCCGAAACTATCGCCAACACCCCAGTGAATCCCGGTCAGTTTGTGTTGGATAATAACACCCCGGTTCCGGTCGCCGCTGATAACGGGTTCGGTAAGATTTATCCGCTCACCCTGGCGGACGATGAAGGCGGTGCTCAATTCCTGACCGGCGCTGCCGAAACAACCCTATCCGGGACGCTCGCCAAAAAGCCGATAGCACCGTTAACGTTCTTCTTGGAAGACGACAACCCGACAGTCGTTGCGGAAGATAACGGGCACGGAAAGATTATCACGTCGGCTGGCGGTTCAACGGAAATCGGCACCATCGATTACCAGACTGGCGAATTTACGCTTTCGGGTTTGCAAGTCGCCACACAGTATACTTGTGATTATTACGAGCGTGAAGCTGCAACCAAGATAGGCACCATTGACTACCTGACGGGCGATGTAAGAATCGTTGGCCTATCCGATACCAGCGAAGCGCACACATGCGATTATTCGTATGGCCTTTACGAGCATATCATCACGCCCGACCTCGAAGAGGATGAAATGCTCTCGTTCACCGCCGAGGCTGGTAAAGATAAATACGAGCACCAGTTTCCGGGCGTTGCATTAAACGGCTTTACGATCTCGGTTGAAAAAGCCATTGCGATGTTATTGCTGGATTGTCTCGGCGGAGTAGACATCAAAGCAACGATAAAAGACTCTGATGACCTTCTGGTTCCCCGTGAAGGCGCGATGGCATTTCATAACATTCAATTCAAATACGCCGATTATCAAGGGGCACTCGTGGACATTAGTTGCGACGTTGATTCACTCTCGATGGTGGTCGCAAATAACGCCGACGCCGAAAGCGGAGTTGGCCTTAATAGTCGTTATCCTTGTAAGGTTTACCAGAACGCGCTCGACATCGATATTGAGCTGAAGCTGAAATACGATGATACCAGCGCCAAGGAAGACTTTTGGGGTGGCGCAACCGGGCCGACTGAAACGCCAACCGAAAAGGCTTGCGAGATAACCCTCGATGCTGGCGCTTGGGGTAATATCGTCCTGAACATTCCACGAATGCTTATCACCTCCGTTCCTCACACACCATCGGGACGGAGTCGCCTTGAGCAGACTGTATCGATCAAGGTTCTTTATGACGAACTTGGCGAGGAGATGATAACCGCGACGGCCAACGTCACAACCTGTTACGATCAGAAATACGACCTATCGTAAATGAAAGGAAAGAAAGCATGACCGAAAAAAAGAAAACTGAGCTTGTTGATCTTGACTCGTTGGTAGTGAACGGGACTAAGCATGTGCAAAATCTCGACACCACCATCGGGCGATTTCGCATCCGGCCCCTATCACTTGGCGAAAAATCAACCCTGAAGTTCCTCCCGTGGAAGACGATGAATCCTAAAACAGCCGACGATAAGATTGATGAATCAGAGATAAAAGATTCAGACGTTTTGCGCGGATTGCATGTCACCGAAGAAAAAGACCAACAGAAATTTCAAGCGATTGCTTGGGGCTTGTCCATCAAGAAAGAAGTCACCGTTGAAAAAATACGTGCCATGATAATGCCGAAAGAAATTGTAAAGGTCTTATACGAAAAAATCCTTGAAATTTCGGAGGTGACCGAAGACGACTTACAGCCCTTTCCTTCTGTCAGTAAGCGGAAATAGTCTCATAACTCTAATTGTAAACGGACATACACTAGCAGAAAAAATAAGCGACATGACTCAGACACAAGTAAATTTTACAACGCTCGTTTATAAAAAGGTGGCCGAAGCCAGGCGAACGGCCCATAATGAAGCTCGATTGAAAGCAAAGCAGGGAATACGGAGATAAAAATGGCCGATCCTAAAGTTGCAATAACTATATCTGCGAAAGATCAAGCCTCAAAACAATTCAAGGCTGTTGGCTCTGCTGGCGCGAAAGCCGGAAAAGCTATCGCTCAAAATTGGAAGGCGGCGGCGGCTGGAATTGCGGCGGCTGGTGTCGGCCTCGAGGCGATGGCTCGACAGGCGCGAGATACTAATGTTGAGCTTGAGCAAATGGCTATCGCGATGGATACGGACGCCGAAACATTACGTCAATTGGCCCTGGAAACCTCGAACGTAACTTTTCCATTAAAAGACGTGACGCAGTTATTCAAGCTGGCTGGACAGCAAGGACTTGAAACAGGCGCACAGCTTCAGGAATTTGCTACGTTTTGGGATACGGTCGCGGATGCGATAAATGGTAATGCCGTTGCCCTTGCCGAAAATGCCATCGGCTTGCAAGCTTTCGGCGTCGCTGTTGGCAATGAAGCCGAAGCGATGGCCGCGCTTGGATTTATTCAATCCGATACAACCGCCGGCGTTGAAAAGTTTTTACAGACATTAACGAAATTGGCTCCGGACGCAGAAAAGGTTGGAGTAAGTATCAACGAGATGGCCGCAATTATCGGTATACTTGAGAAACGTGGTCTTTCAGGCAGGGTTGCAATCGCCGAACTGAATCAAGTAATGACAACAGCCGAGGGCCGTGAAGATTTCCTTCGAGGCATGAATCTTAATAACAAGGAATTACAGGCGATGGTGGGCAACGTGGAGGCCGCAGAGGGCAAAATACAAGACATGGCGAACGTCGTTATGGAAAATATGACCATGACCGAACGCGCCACCCATGCACTAAAAGAATTTGCCTTTCAGCATGGCGAACTTATGCAAGCAGCAAGTATGTTATCTGGGCCTTTGATGGCAATAGCCACCGGGATAACCGCCATTGGATTGGCTGGCCCGGTTTTCGTTGCAACAGCGACGAAGATAATTGCTCAAATGAAACTCATTCAAGCCGAGGGCACAAAAACAGCCATTGCATTAAAGGGAATTGGAAAAGGTGTCGGTGTAATGTCAGCAGCTTTTATCGGCTGGGAAGTTGGAACCATCCTCGGGAAATTTACAATCATCCAAAAGGGAGCGGCTTTTTGGGCGTTCGCCCTTTCACAAGCGATGGAGATTATTCAATTCAAATGGGAGCAACTTCAGGCAGTTTTCTCGGGTGATACTCTTGAAAAAGCATTTGAACGCCATGAGGCGCGTTTGGCTTCGTATAGTGACGCATTGGATGTAATGCTTGAAGAAACGACCGACGAATGGAAGACTGCTGAAATTGAACGTACAAAGGCATCGGAAGAAGCAGTCGAGAAACGAATCGCAGCCGAGAAAAAATATCAAGCTGAAATTGAAGCGGCAATTGTGAAAGCTAAAGAAGCTGACGTTGCTTTCATGGAATGGGTCAATGCGGCCACGGAGGGTGTAGCTGAAGTAACAAGCGAGGTCGCCATACTCAGTGAAACAGTAATCGAGGCGGCGGCGGTGGCCGCACAATCTGAATGGATCGTTCCTGAACAAGCGGTTCCATCGGAAGCCTTTGAACGTGTAGACGAATTCGCAGAACATACAAGGGCTGCTGTAGCAGAAACCAGAAACGTTTTTGAATCTGCGACGGCTGTTGCTCAAGGATTATTTAGTGGACTTGCAAGTCAATCCGCAGAAATGTTTGATCGTTTAATCTCGGAAGGATACTCGGAGCTTGGTGCGCAACATGCTGTAACGCAATGGTGGCGTAAACAGTTACAAGCATCTAATTTAAATATTGCGATTATGGGTGAAGGTGGAATTGTAACCGCTCCGACATTAGCTTTAATAGGAGATGACGGCCCGGAAAAAGTTATCCCACTCGGTAGAGGAGATACTGGTAGCGGAACGACGATCAATAATTTCAACTTCTCCGGTATCTTCACTGCGGAACCTGATCAAATGCGACAATTAACGCGTGAACTTTTACCATTTATTGAAACGGAAAACGCCCGTGCCCTCTAAAAGTTATCGAGTTCATATCGGTCGGGCTGGAAAAGCAATTCAACCCGATTCATCAGCACTTCAAAAGTTTGGGAATGTTCTTTTTCTCGCTGGTACTAGTATAGAATATACTGGAGTTGGCGCGACAATCGATTTCGGTAAAACAACCGGCGTTCAAAAGATTGGACAAATATTCGAATTCACAACAGCCAAACAGTTTATTGCTTTAAGGGTAAGCCATAACGAAGTTGGATTTCCAACAGATGATTTGATTGTTAAGGTTTATAATTCTGATAACGAAGTTATCGCAACATCTAATGTCCTTGACGCTGGCAGCATTTGTGATGTTTTCTATGTCACAATTGAGCCAGATACAAAGTATTTTTGGGCGATTGAAAGAACGGGTGCGGCTGACGATGCGAATTACTATCAAATTATTAAGGCTACAACACCGCCTTCTCCCGATCCTGGCAATGCGATTCAATATGAAAGCGGAATATGGACCGAACTACCCTCCGATGACATTCGACATCTTCAATTATATGACGCTGGCGATTACACTATGCACGGCGCAAAAATCAAATATGTTGGTTCTGCGGACAGTATAATCTTAACGTCCGTTTCTTTTTATGGTGAATCTTTCGGCCCGATCCCGCGCGCGGTTGGTTGTGAGCTTCAAGACGATAGCCATGACCTTATTCAACTGTCGGAAAACTTTCGAGATCACAACGGCAAGTGGACTTTTTATTTCTCAGAAATCACTTTAACTAAAAACGTGGATTATTATTTAATGTGCTTCGCTGATTGTCTCGAAGGCGATGTCATTGGCAGCCATCATTTCCCAAATTCAAATTGGTATGGAGAATATTCAACCGATCCGGGCGACGGCAATTATGGCGACGATTCAGAGTTATATATTCAAAGGGCCCGTCGATCCGGCCCGTCATATTCAACTGATAGCAATGTTCCGAAGATCGAGGTATCATACCTTTTGCCGGATGCCGATATAACTGAATATGTTAAAAGTGTAGGCTATAATTCCGGGAAAAATGATGTTGATGGTTCTATTGTTGTTGGCACTGGTGACATTACTTTAAAAAATGATAACGGAGAATTCAATCCTGATAATGTAAATTCGCCCTTTTATGGAATCTTTGACATTATGTCCATCCTTACAATTTCATTCTACTGGGGTAATTATGGCGGCCCGAAATTTACCGGCTTTATTAAAGATATAATCCCGACGCCGTCTACCGGCCAGCAACTTGCAACCGTCTATTTTGAAGATTTATTCTATCAATTCAAGAAAACTAAAATATCGCTCGGCGCTTTTTCCGGGAATGTTGCCCATTTGTTAATTCGTGATGTGTTAGTTGCAATGGGACTGACTGAGGAAGATTGGGATTTAGATTCAAATAGCATTATCGAATTAGCTGGTACAACATGGGACGATAAGCTCGCCATCGAATGCTTAAATGACATTGTCGAGGCCGGGCAGCACCATCATTTTATTGACGGCGATGGAAAATATATATTCAAATCAAACCAATGGCTATCAAAGCAAGCCCCGGAATGGTATTTTAACGAGCTTAATTCCCATGCACCGAAGATCGGATGGAAGATCGATTCCATAAAGAATAGTGTTAGTGTTGATTATAATGACACGCCACAAATCGAACAGGATTTCGATTCGCAATCGAAATATGGATTTAACGAAATCATTATTGATAACGCATTAACTCCCGATGCACTTTATGCGACATTCGTTGCTCGATTCATCCTTAATAATTTCTCATATCCCGGCTTTGCATTGGAATTTACCATCAACAATCTCTGGCCGGAATGTGCGGCCCTTGAAAACGGGACGGTCATTCAATACACAAATGCTAATCTCGGTATCGATGATAAATATGTCGTTGTTGGCTTAACTCCATCTTTCGATATATCGAAACGGCACACCACGATTGTAAAATGTCGCAAGTGGATAAAGCCCATAGCTGAACAGCTTGCCTCACACGTTCCGATAGATGGTAATAAGTGGATTGACCTCAATCCAGATTCTACCGAAGTTTCGCAAGGTTTCACACTTGGAATAGATGAGTCCGTTCCATATTCGGTTGACTTCACATTCAAGCATCAACTTGATGCTGATACTTATATCACCGTTTCGATCTTTGCCACCGACGTTGACGGATACCCGACTGGGGACGTCCTGGCTACCAGTGAGCCGATTTTAATTCCTTACACGGCAACTGACGGAACCTATACGGCGTTATTTCCATCGAAAGAACGAATTGAACTAACTGTGGATGTTCAATATGCTTTTGTCATTGAGACGCCGAAATCAACGGAATTTTTCAGGCCATTTGCTTATCCTGATAATTTGATTTCTTTCGGTGAGAGCACGACGGACTTTAAAGCTTTCGGTCAATCATTCGAGATCGATGCAGAAACCGAAGTGGATTCAATGGCGATTGCGCCTACATGGAATACCCTAGCAACTTTAAATTTTGGAACGTATGTTGAAATATTTGAAGCCGATCTTGACGGTTATCCTGACGGTGCGGCGGTGGCGACATCTCGCGTGGTAAATCTTTCAGTTTCTGGAAATGGTAAACAGGTTTATGTTTTCGACACACCGCCAACTTTAGCTGCTGCCACTCCATATTGTTGGCGACTGAATGAGGCATTTCCCAGCGATAAAACTTTTTTCATTAACAATCTTATTCAACAACAGGTCGTTGTAGGGGGAGTACCTGCTGGCATAGGAACACCATTTGTTTATACGAAATGTGGTCAAACTTTCGAAGACTCGCGCGATATTGTGAATCCTACAATATCTATTATTGGTTATTACAATACTGGCGGCGCGGCAACGGAAATTACTTGTAAATTATACGATACTGTTGACAGTCTTCCCGATTCAGTTGTAAAAGATGGCGGTAGTTTTACAATGCCACCGAACAGGAATTTTCAATTAACCAAGAAATTTGAAGCAATAACATTAACAGCGGATACCCTTTATGCTTTTGTCCTTGAAACTTTTGATTCGAGTATAATCTTCCGTGCCGCTGTTTCTACTAATGACAATTATCTTGACGGCGAGGTGGTTGTCGCTGCGAACGGAGTATGGCAAGCTTTCAGGTCTGGTAATGATCTGTATATGATTATTACCGCCGAGAAATATTCAAATCAGTGGCAATGCCAGGGGCGCAATGATGCTGCTTATGCTGATGGTCATGCCTGGAAGCAACTCAGTGATGACTCCTATGTGGACATGGGTAGTGATGAAGATTTTTGGTTCGCTCTAAGTGCTGCCGAGGAAAACCGTTGGGAGATATGGGGACAACACGACGATCCTCGCGTTTTGCCTCAAGGGATAGTTTCTCAATTTATTTCCGATTGGGAAAATCCTTTATGCCCTAACATCCTCGATGGTTGTGAGGCCGAAGATTGGACAGAAGACGCAAGAGCAACACCGGAAATATTAAACGATGTTGATTTAATCCATAATGATAATTCGCTCGATCTCGGAAAAGATAATCATGGTGGAAACGCATTTCAGTTTGGTTATTCACAAGTGACAGCTGAATCACACGACGTTGAAGATCACAACGTTGGAATGTGGCTTAAAATTAAGCAGGATGCTTATGATGTTTTACGAGATAACGTGGCATTGGTTTGTCTCCGTATTGTGATAAGAACGAGTTCGGGAAATTATTATAAGCGGGAATGGATAAAAGATGATTTACCATTTGGTCCCGATGAATGGTATTGCTTACATGGTGATTTGCCGGGTGATTGGGATGAAGTTGGGGCTCCCGATCCGAACGACATTAACGAACTACAACTTATTGGGTGGACGCATTTACAAGGCGATACCTTCGACAGCGGCAAAATGGGCATGGATTTCTGGTTTTATGCTGATGAATTTCATGCTTGCGGACTCGACTTTGAATTGAGGTATTATTAAAATGGAAGCATACGAAACAGGCGGAATTTTTGTCCTTGCGATTGGATTGGTTGAGATAATAAAAACACTTATTGCTCGCCGAAAGAGCGGCAACGGTGCGACAATACAACCACCGTTACCGCCACCCGACTTAGACCACAAACAGGATGTCAAGTTATGTGACGAAAAGCACATCCATCTAAATGAAAAACTCGCGGACATTAAAAAAGTGGGCGACGATAATAATTCACTTTTGATGGCATTGCCGGCGCGTTTTACGGCTATCGAAAGTGCGATGAAAAAGGAGTAAAGCAATGACGATTTTTATGGATTCAAAATTAGGCGAACATTTCACAGCACGAGAATTTCAATGTCATGATCGTTCGCCGCTCCCTAATAGCTTTGATAAAACCATTCAACCTACAATCGAATTCCTTGAACGGTTGCGCGGCTTTATGAATTTCTACATCCAC